TAGATATGGGACGGTTAAGAGTGTGCGATGATTTATGTTCGGTTAAATACTCCGAAGATTGGTCCAAGTATCACACCGACTCAATCGAATATCAATTATTTGACTTTGCTAAAATAGGCACTAAACAAGTAGGGGAGTTTATTTATATTTATAGGTCGTATTCTCCGAAAGTAGATAGTATACAATCAGCATATCCTAATCCGGAATACCTTTCATGTATTTTAGACATTGACACGGATATCGAGATATCACAATTCGGTAATTCACTTATAAAGAATGGTTTTAGTGCTGGACATATTATAACAATATTCTCAGGAGAACCAACAGAACAAGAAAAGGAATCCATTAATGACCGTTTATTAGAGGCATCAACGGGTTCTAATCAAGCTGGTAAGGTATTAGTATCCTTTGCACCAAAAGACGGTAAAGGGGCTGAAATTACATCCGTTAACGTATCGGATTTAGACAAACAATACCAAGAAATAAGCAAAAGAAACTTACAGAAAATCTTAACAGGTCATAACGTACCGGGTGTTCTTTTTAAAATCCAAACAGAGGGTAAATTAGGTCAACGTAACGAACTAATCGAAGCGCATGAGTTATTTATTAACGAGTACGCAAAGCCTGAGCAGATGCCTTTTAATGAGCTTTTAAAGAAGTCATATAAAGCACGTTCCGGACAAGATGTAGATTTTGAAATTAAACAATTTGAGCCTATTGGTTTAGAATTACCTTTGGATAATCAAAATATTATTAACTTATTACCTAAAGAAGTAGTTGTTGATTATATAGTTAAAAAATATGGATTAGATTTAAATACTTCTGTTACTCAACCTACCAACGTACAGCCAGTTACTCAAGTTAACGAAGCTTTAAAAGGTTTAACGGGTAGACAAATGCAAAACCTAATGAGAATAGTTAGGAAGCATGAAAGAGGGGAATTAAGCAAAGACCAAGCCTTAGTATTAATTAAAGGTGGGTTCGGGGTTACTGATTCCGAAGCTATGACTTTATTAAACGCTGCTGAAGATGTTAAATTTGCACTTCAAAGCAAAGAACAAAAATTCTTTGAATTAATTAACAAATACGGTGTTGAGTTTAGTGATGACCAAGTTTTAGAAATCGAAGATAACAGAGTACAATTAGCATCAGGATTTAACCTTAATTCTTTACGTAATTCAATTTTAAACATATTTAAAGGTAATCCCGATACTGAATCAAGCTTTTTAAAAAGGCTCTTTGGAATAGGCTCTAATGACGTAAATAAACAAATTAACTGGTTAGAGAAAAAAGGGTTAGTAGAAAAAAAAGATGGTTCATACTATCCAACCGAAAAGGCTTTAAATAAAGAAACTAACGAAATAGATTCCGAGGTCGTTACTTTATATACTTACGAAAAAAGAGAAGATGTTGACGGACCAACCATTAAAAACACCACTCGGCAGTTCTGTAAGGATATGTACAACAATACTCATCGAGGCGGTAAAAAGGTTGGATTAAGTTACGAAATGATTGATAACATCTCTAATGAGTTCGGTGAGAATGCTTGGGATTATAGAGGTGGATGGTATAACGACGGAACAGAAACAACACCTTGGTGTAGACACGTGTGGCAAGGTCAAACAATTTTAAGAAAGAAATAATGGCACTCTGGATAGGACAAGAATACTTAAAAAGCAAATCAGTAATAAACGACAACGCTGATTTTCAAATATTAAAACCAATAATTCAAGCGGTTCAGGATTTATTTATTGAACCTATTTTAGGTACTAAACTTTACAAACAAATAGATACTCAGATTACAAATAATACTTTAACAGCAGCTAATCAAACGCTTCTTAATGATTATATTCTTAAGTGTATGTTATGGTACGTAATGGCTGAAAGTTCTAAGGTGTTTAAGTTTAGATATACTAACAAAGGAATAGTAGTTAAAACAGGCGAAAACTCCGAAGCTATAAGTACTGATGATTTAAAATTCATAGTAGATGATTGGAAAAACTACGCTGAGGTATACGCTGAAAAAACTATAAACTATATCGTACAGAACGAAAGCAGCTATCCTGAATATTCTAACAATAACGGAGTGGATGAAATATTACCTAAGGGTAGTGGGTTTGATTCTCCATTTTATTTACCTGACCCATTTGTTAAGAACTGGAAGGATAGAAAAAACGCAGGAAACTTTTAATGAATAAAACGGATAAAAAAATAATCGAGTATCTTTTAAAAACTAAATTGAGTGCTTACATTAAACCAGATAGTCAAGAAGTTAGAAACATTCGCAAACGACCACAAGCAACTAAGCGGTAATTTCCTCTTTGGTCATTTTTACGATTACGTAGCGAATAAGTCAGAGCATTACCCTGCTATGATTGTTTATTTACAGCCTAACCAATTATCCGAAAATACAGATACATATACTTTTCAAATTACAATTTGTGACCGTTTAAAAAAGGATGATACTAACGAAATCGAAGTGTTAAGTGATACTAACTTAATCGCTAAGGATTTAATAACATACTTTAAGAACTCACCAACGGAACGAGATGTAATAATAAACACTTCAGTTACTTTGAATGACTTTTCAGATAGGGAAGATTCAGAAACTGCTGGATACTTTTTTGATATAACATTTAGACAAAATTTTGATTATAACTATTGCGACATACCACTATGATAACTAAAACAACTATAACACGTCCAAACGATACCACTGCATACGCTACCGGAGATGTAATAAATGCGAGTGGCTCAACAACTCCTATTTTATTGGATTTAGGAAAACTTACAAATAATTCATTTGTATTTCAAACACATTTAATAAGCTCAAACGCTTCAAGCACACCGAGTATTGATGTTTACTTTTTTAGTGCATCTTTTACTATTGCTGCTGACAATGCTGCTTTGGCTCCAAGTGCTGCTAACTTAGGTACTTATTTAGGTAAAATCAGTCACACCTCATGGACTGCATTTTCTAATGGTAAGATATCAAGTGCAAAAGCTGATGCTCCGATAGGACTTCAGGCCATAAGTCAGTACTCAGGTGGAACAACTTTAACAACTGATTCAGCTTATATTTACGCTGTATTGGTAGCTGCTGGAGCATACACACCAACTGCTAACGAACAAATCACTTTAAAGGTAGACGTTGATTAATGAGGTTACAGCCTGTTAATTTATTCGGTACTAAGAAACAATCGGGGATTGGGAATATATGGTTCTCAGTCCCTGAATTTATTACATTATCGGATACAACTCCGTCGGCTGGATTTACAATTAACGGTGAGAACTTGCCACTAAATGGTACGGTTCAGGTAACATGTTCAGATAATTTAGAAGTAACGGACTTTTTAGCCGGATACCCTCCTGTATGGAGTTCAACTCTAACTATCCCATATCAAGGTTATAACTTAGCGACTGCTCCCGTAGCTGGTAATAAATGTTATCAAGTTAGATTAAAGCCTAATCAAGCTTATAACGTATATAACGAAACTTTAACTTGCACAGTTGGAGATGTTACTTCGACTTTAAATTGCACAGGAACGACTAATTTTAATTTAAATAACTTAGCTGTTTATTTAGATGCTTCAAATACTGATTCTTATTCCGGTACTACTTGGAATAATTTAGTTGCTTATAACCCAAGATTAACAAATACAGGAGCTACATTTAGTTCTTTAAACTATGGTAGTTTTTCTTTATCAGGTAGTAATTATTTAAGTGGAGTATATAACGACCCTTTCACGGACTTTACTTTTATGATTTGGTTTAAGTGTACAAGCATAAATTCAAGTCAAACATTATTAACGTTTGGTAAAACGTCAAGTCCTTATGCTTTTGTTGAAACTCAATTAAATGCTACAAATAACTCCTCTATTTTTACATATTGGAATGGTTCAGGTTCTAAAAATTCTTACATACCTGAAACTACTCCGAATGGAGATTATAACGATGGTACTTGGCATTCATACGTAGTAACAAGGAGTGTAACAAATTCGCCTTATACTGAACATTATGTTGACGGAGTATTAATAACCACTACATTAAGGAATGGCGACCAAACTGAAACATGGGGAGGTTTACCCGGTCAATTAACCTTAGGTGTTAACTATATAGGTAACATCTCACTAATTAAATTATTTAAAAGAGTTTTAACATCTACTGAAATTCTTTACGAACATAACATTTATAAAAATAGGTATTTATGAGAAAAACTTTAAAAGTTGTTGCATTTGGTGGTGGACCAGCGGACGCATTTATAAAAGCTGCAGGAATAACAGACAGTACACAACAAACAGCTATTAAAACATTGGTTAATGATTTAAATGGTTACGGGTTATGGTCTAAAATGTTAGGCATATATCCATTAGTGGGCGGTACTGCAAGTTCACATTCATGGAATTTAAAAGATACTACTAAACTAAAAATGCGTTGGGTTGGTGGTATGACTCATGACTCTAATGGTGTTACAGGTAATGGTACTAACTCTTACGGTCAGCCTGATATAACAGGAACAACAGGTATTAATGCAACAAACTACCCACCTTTAACAGCTACAAACTACGGTATATCATTATATCAAAGGAATACATCTGTTGAGTATATTCCACAAATTGGCTTTGGTTATGCTGATGGGTATTTTCTTTCATCTTATGGTGGTGGTACTACAAGTTATTTTAGAGGGATTTCATCATCTCAAGTTAGTGGTACAAACTCAAATAAAACAGGTTTATTCCACATGTACGGAGGTTCAGGAGTTGGTTCTGGTATAGTTAACGGAACTAAGGTAGCTACTGGTACAGGTGGTCAACTACAAAATCCAGCATTAGGTACTTTTTTATGGTTTGGTGCTAATAATGGGGCAGGGTATTCAAATCGTAACTTCGCATTCTTTACAGTATCGGAATATTTAAATGATACCGAAGCTGCTAATCTTTATACCTCTATACAAAAATTTCAAACTACACTTTTACGCCAAGTTTAATGTAAAAATATATGATAGTATATAAACTAAAATCACAAGACGTAGACAAGGTAAAGGGCGGACAATTCGCACCTGATTGCTACTTTAATCCCGTTCAAGATATTGACGGAAACTGGATAATCTCAATAGAAGAGTTA